GGCATCCGTTTTCGAGAGCCGCAAAACGTGGCTCGATTGGATTGAAAAGATGCGCGACATCCAGCAGAGACTCATGGCCATCTGCATGGAACCCGGCGGATCGCAAATCGACACCCATCGCATCCGAACGCATTTTGACCTTATCGCCACGCTCGTACGGCTCGGCACGCCGCACCAAGAATGCCCCTGCGACGCAAGGGAACTCGACTGCCCTTTATGCGGAGGTGCGCGATGGCTAAGCGCTGGCCGTGTCCTGAAGGAGTTTCCTGTAGTGCCCGAACCGATGCCATTGGGGTCGTCGCAGAACAAGCCATAGAGGCCTTTTCGCCATTGCTGCGAAATACGCTCGCCCACGCAATTCTGCAAATCGGAGATTATGACCTCGACATCTCGGCGGTAGGCGAAATTGCAATCGCGTTGGCTTCGATCCCGGCGGGAACCGCCTTATCGGTATCCGGCGATTTGGTACTCGACGCCAAGGGCTACTGCGTCAACGTCACTCGCATGGAGAGGATCGGACGATGGACGACGAACTGACAAGTGCCGCACAACAGATGATTGCCACGGACATCGACTTGGGCCGACGCACGTTGGTATCCAAAATCATCGAGACTTTTGGAGGCATCGATGGCATCTCGCAAAAACTCTTGAATTTATTCAACAATTACGACACTCCCGCCGCCGCCAAAGCCAAGATTCTCGACATCGCCGTCAGTGGAATTATGGACCTCGACGCCAACACGGAAAAGCCCATTCCTGAAGATGAATTATTGGCAATTCATAAAGACCTGACGGAAAAACTGAACCAACGCGGGATGCTACCAACATGAAGGCCCAGACGGACCTGCGTAATTTTTTAGGTTCCCACGCCGAAACCGTCTTTCCCAAAGATCGACATGGCCCGCCGCCGCGCGATCCAAGGGCCGATCTCAAGGCCGTATTGAGCAAACTTTATCGCTACCGCATGGATGCCCTACGGCTCTACTTGGCCCTTCCGGTGGCCCAGGAGTTTCATGCGTCGTCCGCCAAGTGGCGACTGACCATCGGTTCCAATCGAGCGGGAAAAAGTTTGGCGTGCGGAGCCGAATTCGCGCGAGCCGTTCGGGGCGGCCTCGATCCTTTCGATAAATATCCGCATCACAACGGCAATGCCATTATTGTCGGTTCCGATTCCGACCACCTGGGATTGATGTGGAGAACCATTGCCGAAGAGGGCGCGTTCTATCTGATCCAAGATGAAATAACTCGACTTTGGCGCGCCGTGCGCCCCCATGCCGACGATCCGACCCGGCTGGACGATTACGATGACGCCTACCGCGAGAAGTGGAAGCCTGCCCCGCCGTTGATTCCAGAATCATGCTATGCGTATCCGGCCTGGGAAGATCTCGCCAAGGGCGTTCCCCGCGTGGTCAACTTCACCTGTTCGGGCTGGTCCAGCCTGTGGCGCACCGGAAACGGCCATGCCCAAAAGGGCGCACATTACAATCTGGGCTGGCTCGACGAAGACCAGGAAAACGACAGCTTCTACGAAGAAATCAATCGCGGTTTGGTCGGCCTGAACGAGCGTGAGGCATGGCTGCCCAAGGGTATCTGGTCCGCCACGCCGCAGGCCGATAATCCGAAACTCCTGGAATTGCGCGATAAGGCGGATTCCGGATCGGATTACATCCGAGCGTATTTCTTCAGCATCGGCCAAAATCCCTACGTGTCGGCTGCGGAACGGCGCGCATTTTACGAATCGATGTCTGAAGAGGAGCGCGAGGTCCGCTACTACGGACGTTCGGCTTCCGAGGGCCGCCGCGTCTACGCATCGCTTTACGACCCGCAAGGATTGCATGGCTGCGAACCCAATGACGTGCCGGAAGGCTGCGCCTATTATCTGTTCCTTGACCCGGGAACCACGCGGGCCGCTTGTCTGTTTATCGCCGTCGATCATCACGAGCGCCATCTTTGGGTCGTCGATGGTTTTGCCCAGCGCAACTGTCACATTCAGCAATTTGTCAGCGAAGTCGCCGCCAGAGCGCCGGAAGTGATGTTTGAGTCGGCCGTTATCGACCAACAGGCCGGACGCGCAAGCTACGGCCTTGGCGGTGAGAACACGACGGCGGCCCAATGGTGGAAAATGCTCATGCGCGCAGGCGTCAAGGTGAATCGGCACGGAACCCTGGAGGGCAGCGGATTCTTCCCGAGCAACCCGGATGTCGCGTTCAGACAAAACGCCCTGCAAAACATGATGCTGCCGCGCGAGGACGGACCCTATCGCGGGACGCCGAAACTCAAGGTCGTGCGCGGCATCTTTCCCGATCTCGACAAGGAAATACGCAACGCCCGAATGGCCAAGGTCAAACGAACCACGCGCACCATGCGGTCGGAAAAACGGCGCGATCTCCAGAAAGACGCGCTGGATTGTCTGGAATACGCGGCAGCATTCAACCCGCCATATCGAGAGCCAATCCACGTCAAAACCTACGAAGATGAAGCCGTGATTCGCATGTTCAACAGAAAAAAGAAAAAACATCCAACCAACTCATGTATTTGCATGGGTTAAACCCCAACCCGAGAGGAAAACATGAACGCCACCGCACCCAATCCGAAGGTAAAAAAAGACGATTACGTCATGCCGAGATTCCCATTGCTGACGCGAATCGCCTATTCCCGAAGCCCCGGTTTTCCTGAAGCTGTTCCAGGATTCATCGTCGGCGTCAAAAACAAGTCCGTAAACGTGCTTCTGATCTACGAAAACGGCGGTTTTGCTTTCCGCGAGACGTGTTTTTTCGAGGGCGATCCGAGGGTCAAGGAGCGACCTGCGGAATACTGGGACGGCCAAAACGGAATCTTCAAGATTCTAACCAGCGAACTCGACGCCGCGGCGTTCGACATTCGCCTGAAAGGCATGGAGGCGACTATTGCGGAACTCCAAAAGGAAATTGCCGCAATCAAATGGTCCAACATGCCTCGCAAACCCGGACGACCGCCCAAACAGCCGACCGACGACGTTCCTGAAATGGAGTAACGCATCATGGAATGGCTCGCTTCCGTAGTCAAGTTTTGGGAAACCCAGGCGACGGCCGCCGGCAAGACGAAATATCGTCAGTTCGGAAAAACGGCCAAGCGCGCATGGATGTATCTGGGAAAATCCTATAACGAGCTATACGTTGATTCCGACAACCCGGAAGACGAGCCGTTCCGCGTACCCCACCCTCCCAAATGGCAAGCTCGGTTGAATAAATCCAGGGAGTTCGTCTCGCTCTACACTCCCTATCTTCATTCGCAAATCCCGAACTTCCTGGTGGCCCCGTGGCGTCCTCCCTTGCCGCCGCTTTTGCAGCAAATGGGCATCGAGTCGCCGGAACTCGCCCAACAAGAGGAAATGATTTGCTCGATGATGCAGTGGTTCATCAACTATGTGCCCATCGAAACCAACATGATCCAGGATACGCGAAACGCACTCCAGGAAGCACTGGTCAAAGGGCGTGGCGTTGTCTTCTTCGAGTTGGACGAGGGACCGAACGGCGTCATTCCGGTGGCGTCGTTCGATTCGGTGGATAATCTGCTGATCGACCCTGATTGCGTTATGTATCGGGACGCCAATTTCATCATGCGGAAGCGTAGGCGGTCCAAGTGGATCGTGGCCGAGGAATGGGACATTCCGGTCGAAGATTTGCCCGCAACGCTGCAAACGCATTTTCGTGATGCGGTTGGGGAAGCCCGCAAGGAAGAACCGAACGAACGCACCAACGACATCGTGGAGTATTGGGAAGTCTGGAGCCGCATGGGAATGGGGCAAAAGAGTTTCTATTCCGACAGCGATCTTAAAAACCTCAATGCCGAACTGGACGCCCTGGGCGATAACGTCTACCTCTGCATTTGCCCCGGCGTGAAATACCCCCTAAACCTCCATCCCAAGTGGTTTGAGGGCGAGGATCGCGCGGTACAAATGCAAGAGCGTTGCCGGTGGCCCCTGGAGTTTTACGACGACATCGCCAATCCGTGGCCGTGCGAGTTTTTGGACTTCATCGGAAACGTCGATAATCCGTGGGCCACATCACCCTTGGAAGCCGCTCTTCCGCTTCAGAACTTCCTCGATCACGCCTATTCGTTTTTGATGGGCCGGATGCGCGCTTCAACCCGCGCGTTGGTCTTTGCGTGGAAGGAATTGTCGCAAGAGATGCAGGATCGCATCGTCAACGGCGGCGATCTCGAATTGATTCTTTCCGACGATCCGGTCAATAAGGAAAATCTCGATAAGTTTGTCAACGTCTTTCAATTTGAACCGCTCCGCACAGACCTCTGGAAAGTCATCGAGATGGTGTCGCGGGAGTTCGAGCGGCAGACGGGGACCGATCCGTTGCTTTACGGGGCCTCCACGGGCGCGTCGATGCGTTCGGCCACGGAAGCCAATTATCGAGAGTCGCATCTTACGAGCCGCCCTCAAGACTACGCGGCCATCGTGGAATCGTGGCTCAGCCGCATCGCCCGCAAGATTGGCGTGGCGGCCCGCATGTACGTCGGTCCCGAGACCATAGCCAATCTCTTTCGAGAACCGGTGCAAGAGGCCCCGGCAATTGATGAAACCGGCGAGCCAGTGCCTGTCTACGGAAACCGAACGATGGCCTGGATGCAACTGATCCACACCGACAATCCCGCCGAGGCTTCGGCCGAATTGCTTTTTTCCGTGGAGGCGGGCAGTGGGCAGCGAAAGAATCAGGCCAAACGGGACACGGATGCCAAGACGCTTATCGAGGCCCTGCCAAACGTCGTGCAGATTTTGGATGCGAGTCTCAAGGTCCACAATCCATCTATCTACAACACGATGGTATCGACCTTGGGCCAACTGCTCGACATGCCGCTGGAGGGCATGTTATTGACTGCCCCGCCGCAAGAGCAAGGCGACCCGGAACAAGAGGCGGCCATCGCCCAAAAGGAACAGGAAGCGGCTCTTAAAGAACAAGATGCCGCCATGCGAAATCAACAGGCCCAACAAGACGCCGAACTGCAAGGCGTGGCCTCTCAACAGGACATGGACATGCAGGCCGCCAAACACGAGCAGGAAATGCGCCATCGTGAAGAATCCCATACCCAAGAACTTCGGTTAAAACAGGCTCAAATGCGGACGCAGGCGCAGTCCGCTAAAAAGAACCACCCTCAATCTGGTAAACGCTAATGCCTCTCTATGAATACCAATGCAGTCAATGCGGCGTACGCCGAGATGTCATGGAGTCCATCGCCGAGATGGAATCGACCAAGAACTCCAAGCGGTGCGTCGTCTGCGAATCCGTCATGCACAAGTTGTTCAGCGTTCCGACGCTGTTTACCGAAACGGCGTATTTTGGCCGCAAAAAGGCGGACCCCTTTGGCGGCGACATCAGAACGCGCAAGTTGGCGGAAGCCATCGCCACGCGGGCCGGCGTCAGCACGGTCGGCAAGACGTTTATGCCCTCCCTGTGCAGGAAAGGAAAGTTTCTCGATCCGCAAGCCTGGGTCGGGGATGCGTCGGACATCCGCCGCGCCGCCACGGCCGCCGACATGAACGTCAACTCGGGATTTTGCAAAGTAAAACAACCGGAACCCGTCGTCGTCGAGCGTCCCTACCGCGTGGCCGACGACATTGTGGAAAGCGAAGTGGAGGAGCGCGTTGAAAAGGAGTATGGCGGTCGCATCGACCCCAAGGCACGCCGAATACTAAGCGAGACCGTCCGTGAAGAAATCACGCCGAAAAACCATCTCGTCCCCCAAGAGGTGATCGAGTGATCCCGCAAATACACACCTACGACGATGCCATCGAAGCCATTGACGGTTGGTTGCAAACATGCAACGTCGCTACCAAGATGGACCGCATTCGACGTTGCATCCAAGCCGCCTATGAGGAGTTTCCTTCGCTCCACGATTGGACTTCCTTACAGGCGAACGGCCGCATCCAACTCCAGGCCCCGTATGAAACCGGCACAGTCGCCTACGACCATTCGGGCGGCACGTATGAATACCAATTAACCTTGACCGACGGAACGTGGCCGTCTTGGATCGCCGATGGTGCCGTGCGAATCGGAAGCGTGGTATGCGACGTGGCTGAAC